ACATGAAATGAAAAAGCCTGTCTGGGAAAAGAAGCGGCCTAAGAGTGCTGGCAAGCCCCAGCAGCTAACGTCGGCTCAGAAGCGTTCAGCTATGCGAGCCGCCCGTGCTGCTGGTCGCCCATACCCTAATCTGATTGACAATATGAAGGCCGCTCGTGGTTAAGAAGGTCTACCAGAATCCGAAGGGCGGTCTGAACGAGGCGGGTCGCAAATACTTCGAGCGCAAGGAAGGCGGCAACCTGAAGGCGCCGGTCAAGTCTGGCACCAATCCGCGCCGCGTGTCCTTTGCCGCTCGCTTCGGTGGTATGGACGGCCCGATGAAGAATGAAAGTGGCGAGCCGACTCGACTTGCATTGGCACTAAAGGCGTGGGGCTTTGGCTCCAAGGAAGCTGCGCGGAACTTTGCTGCGCGGCATAAGAAGGATTAGACCCATGCTCACTGTCGAACAGATTATGAAGCGCCATGACATCGCGCAGCGCCGCAAGGATAACTGGCGTCAGATTTACGAGGACTGCTACGAGTTCGCTCTGCCGCAGCGTAATCTGTATGACGGCTACTATGAGGGCGGCGGGTCGCCGGGCCAGAACAAGATGGCTCGCGTTTTCGACTCGACCGCGATCTCCTCGACGCAGCGTTTCGCCAATCGCATCCAAGCCGGTCTGTTCCCGCCTTATGGGCGCTGGTGCCGACTTGAACCGGGGCCGGAAATCCCTGAAGAACGCCGGGTCGAAGCGCAGGCTGCGTTAGACCTTTATGCCGACAAGATGTTTTCGCTGTTACGCCAGACGAATTTCGATCTGGCAATGGGCGAGTTCTTGATGGACCTAGCCGTCGGCACCGCAGTCATGTTGATTCAGCCCGGCGACGACATGACGCCGATCCGATTTACATCCGTGCCCCAGTACCTTGTGTCGATTGAAGAAGGTGCCCACGGCAAGGTTGATAACGTCTACCGTCGCATGCGCCTGAAGGCAGAAGCCATCAAGCAGCACTGGGTTGAGGCGGAAATTCCCGACCGGCTTGCTCGCATGATTGAAGAAAAGCCGACAGACGAGATCGAGTTGGTCGAGGCGACCGTCCTTGATGTTGGGCGCGGCGACTTTGACTACCATGTGATCTGGCCGGAAGGCAAGGCGCAGCTTGTTCATCGCAAGATGAAGTCGTCGCCTTGGATTGTCGCTCGGTACATGAAGGTGGCTGGCGAGGTGTATGGGCGCGGCCCGCTTGTGACGGCAATCCCGGACATCAAGACGCTGAACAAGACGCTGGAACTTCTGCTTCGCAATGCGTCCTTGTCTATTGCAGGGGTTTATACTGCTGCCGACGATGGCGTCCTGAACCCGCAGATGGTTCGTATTGTTCCCGGTGCGATCATTCCGGTGGCCCGTAATGGTGGCCCGCAAGGCGAGTCGCTCCGTATGTTGCCGCGCTCTGGCGACTTCAACGTGTCGCAGATCGTAATCAACGATCTCCGCATGAACATTAAGAAGATTCTGCTGGACGATACGCTTCCGCCTGACAATATGTCGGCTCGTTCTGCTACGGAAATTGCGGAGCGCATGAAGGAACTGGCCCAGAACCTCGGCTCTGCCTTTGGCCGTCTGATTACCGAAACGATGGTGCCTCTGATCTCGCGTATCCTGTACATCATGGATGATCGCGGCATGATTGAGATGCCGTTGCGTGTTAATGGGCTTGAGGTCAAGGTGACGCCCGTGTCGCCTATTGCACAAGCTCAGAATATGGGCGATGTTGAGAAGATTACGCAGTGGGTTCAGCTTTCTTCCGCGCTTGGCCCGGAAGGTCAGATGGCTGTTCGCACTGGCGCGATTGCAGACTATATTGCCGATAAACTCGGTGTGCCCGCTGATTTGCGGACGACGCCGCAAGAACGCCAGCAAATGGCGGAACAGGCCGCGATGGCCGCGCAGATGGCTATGCAACAGCAGGCCGGGGGAATGGAGCAACCAGTTGAAGGTGTCTAATGGAGCGGATCGAAGGATGGGACGGACTCCGAGAGTCTGATCCCACCTTGCTGCAACCGCAGCAGCAGGAAAGCGACGACCTTGATCGTCTATATCTCAGAGTGTTTGGCAGCGAGGACGGGCAGAAATTGCTTGAGCATCTGCGCTCGCTGACGATTGAGCAGCCCACATGGTATCCGGGCGAAGAAGCGTCTCACGGCTATGCGCGTGAGGGGCAAAACTCGATAGTGCGCGAAATTGAGCGCCGTGTTGCGAAAGGAAGAACCCTATGAGTGAAGAAGCGCAGACGGAAGAAGGGCTGCTGGACTCCGCACAGCTTGAATCCGACGAGTCCCAAAAGGAACCGGAAACGATCAGCCATCTGCAAGAAGACGCCCAGCCTAGCGTCGAACAGGTGACGGTCGCCGAGGACGACGAGCCGGTAGAGTTTGAGCGGCCAGACTGGTATCCAGAGAAGTTCTGGAACGAGGAGGAAGGCCCGGACCTTGAAAACCTAGTCAAGTCGTACAATGAGCTTCAGAAGAAGTTCTCTCGCGGCGAGCATAAGACGCCAGAAAGTTACGATGACAAGATGTTCTCGGATGCCGGTGTGTCGCAGGACGACGAACTGCTGAATACTTACAAGGCGTGGGCCAAGGAAAACGGTATCAGTCAGGCAGCGTTTAATGAATTGGCTGAAAAGTTCATTTCCATGAGCGGCCAGCAGCAGGAAATGGCGCAGGTTTCTTATCAGGAAGAATACAAGAAGCTGGGTCCGAACGCAGACAAGACTATTAAGTCCATGACAGAATGGGCGCAGGGGCTTGTACGCAAAGGCATCTGGGGTCAGGATGACTTCGAGGAGTTTAAGATCATGGGCGGAACGGCGCAGGGCATCCGTGCCTTGCAGAAAATTCGCTCATACTACGGCGATCAGTCCGTGCCTGTTGATGTTGGACCGGCGGAAGGTATGCCCTCCAAGGAGGAATTGAACGCAATGGTGGGTAAGCCTGAGTATCAGAGCGACCCGGCCTACCGCGCGAAGGTCGAGAAACTGTTCGAGGCCGTCTATGGCCAGCAAGAATACTCGGCAATCTGATGGAGTGCCCGGAATGCTTTGGTGAGGGCCGCGTCGAGGTCGAGTACACCGTTGGCGGCGTTGGTCCAGCCGGGCCTTGGCAGGGTTACACAGCAAAGAAAATCGAATGTGAACTCTGCAATGGCCGGGGCGAACTAGAAGAAACAGGTGATGAATAGGCGGCGAAAGCCGCCTATTTACATTTGCGTGTAAATGTTCATATAATCAGGCGACGGATAACCCTGCGGCCCGTCTGACCCGCTTGGGGGCAAGGCGTCGATTTGCCCAAGCCGCAGCCCGAAAGGATACCTGCTAGGCGTTTTTGTCTTGAACCCAGAATGAAAGGACTCAGAAATGGCTGTTGGCATTTCTAACGCCTTCGTTCAGATGTTCGATGCGGAAGTCAAGCAGGCCTATCAGGCTTCGCGTATGCTTGCTGGCGTTTGCCGCGAACGTATGAATGTTGAAGGCTCGGTCGTCAAATTCCCCAAGATCGGGAAGGGTACGGCCACTGTGCGTGTTCCCCAGACTGATGTGACCCCGCTGAACGTGTCCTACTCTCAGGTCACGGCCACGATGTCCGATTACATCGCGGCGGAATACAGCGACATCTTCCATCAGGCGAAGGTGAACTTTGATGAGCGCCGTGAACTGGTGCAGGTGGTGGGCAACGCGATTGGCCGCCGCATGGATCAGCTTGTGATCGACGCTCTGAACTCGGCTTCGTCGCCGTCCACCGTTGGTACTGATATCGGTGGCACGGCTACGAACATGAATCTGGCAAAGCTGCTGGCGGCGAAGAAGGCTCTGGACGCGAAAAACGTCCCGGCTGAAGGTCGTTGCATTGTCATTCATGCGAATGGCCTGTCGGCTCTGCTGGATGAAACCGAACTCACTTCGAGCGATTTTGCCACAACTCGTGCGCTAGCTCGCGGCGAGATAGACACGTTTTTGGGTTTCAGGTTCGTCACCCTTGGTGATCGTGACGAGGGCGGTCTGCCGCTTCCGTCCACGCGCACCAGCTTTGCCTTCCATCGTGATGCGGTTGGCATGGGCGTGGGCATGGGCCAGAAGTCCGAAATCAACTATGTGCCTGAGAAGACGTCCTTCCTCGTCTCCTCGATGTTCTCCGCTGGTGCGGTTGCCATCGACGACGAAGGCATCGTCAAGATCAGCAGCACTGAGTAAGGAGGACTAGATCATGGCTTTTGATGCTGCTGGATTGGGCGTTGTTTCGGCCTCGAAGAAGGGTAATGCTCCTAGCATTTACACCTATCAGACCGCCGACACTATCGCTACCGTAAACACTGCGGGATATTTCAACGATATCTCCGACACGCTCGCTGTTGGCGATCTGATCTATTGTGTCACCTCTACGGGTGGCACACGGGTCAGCACGCTGACGCAGGTTCTCTCGAACGCGAGTGGGGTTGTTGACGTTGCGGACGGCACGACGCTGGCCGCGACTGACGGCGACTAATGGATTGGGGCGGGTTTCGGCCCGCCCCTTTCTTTTTAAAGGTTCGACATGGCTGCTGGTGATACCAAGCTATCAATATGTTCTGACGCGCTGCTTATGCTCGGCGCGTCTCCGCTTTCCAGCTTCAGCGATGGTACGGACGAGGCGCAGATTGCTGACCGTCTGTACGACGACACGCAGGATACGCTTTTGATGCAGTATCCCTATTCGTGGTCCGTCAAGAAAGTTGCCTTGGGCCGTCTGGTTGACGCGCCAATCAACGAATGGAAATACAAGTTTGCGCTGCCCGGAGACATCCTCGGCAATCCCAAAGCCGTTTTCACGACGAGCGCCGTGTCGGCTAATCCTGTGCGCGACTTTGAAATCTATAGCGGTGGCTTGTACACCAACTATGAGACGGTTTGGATTGATTATCAATTCCGTCCAGAACCCGCCTCATTTCCGCCTTATTTTGTGAGGTTGCTGAAATATGCACTGGCGGCAGAGTTCGCGGAACCGATCACGGACCAGTCCTCAAAGGGAGACTTCTTCCACGGTCGTGCGTATGGTTCTCCTAGTGACAATATGCGCGGTGGTCTTGTTCGTGTGGCTATGAACATTGATGGGGCTGACCGACCGGCGCAGGTCATCCACGAGTTCCCTCTGACTGATGTTCGTTACTAATGCGCGTAGTCAGCATCCAGAATGATTTTACGTCTGGTGAATTAGACCCGAAGCTCCGGGCGCGTACTGATATTGCTCAGTACAAGTCGGGTCTCACTACGGCTCGGAATGTATCCATTCAGCCGCAGGGAGGAGCGAAACGCCGCGACGGCACCAAGTTCATCTTTGAACTTGATG